TTATTTTATTAACTGGTAAGGAGGTGGGGCCATGCCAGAGGTAGACCTGGCCAAAGTGGTAGGCAGCGGGTACGGCGCGTTCTGGCGGTCCCGCAAGCGTTACCGGGTGCTAAAGGGTGGCCGTGCTTCCAAGAAGTCGCGGACCATCGCCCTGGAGAGCATCACGAAAATTATGAAGTACCCGCAGGCCAACATGGTGGTGGTCCGGAAGACGTTCAACACGCACAAGGACTCGACCTTCGCCGTGCTCAAGTGGGCCGCTAATCGGCTGCAGGTGTCGCACCTATGGAAGTTCACCGAGAGCCCACTCGAGGCCACCTACCTGCCAACCGGGCAGAAGATCCTGTTCCGGGGCTTCGATGACCCGCTGAAGATCACGTCCATCACCGTGGCCGTCGGCGTGCTCTGCTGGGCCTGGATCGAGGAAGCCTACGAGCTGGACGATGAGGAGGAGTTCCGGACCTTTGACGAGTCGATCCGGGGCGAGATGCCACCTGGCCTATGGAAGCAGATCACGCTCAGCTTCAACCCCTGGGTAGACTCTCACTGGACCAAGAAGCGGTTCTTCGACAACACGGACCCGGATGCGGACACCTTCACCACGACATACCGCTGCAATGAGTGGCTCGATGATGCCGACCGAGCGCTGATCGAGAACCTGCGCATCACCAACCCGGAGCGCTACGAGGTAGTAGGCAACGGCGAGTATGGCCTGCCAGGCGGTACATTCTTCGAGGAGTGGCGGAAGGATGTCCACGTTATCAAGCCGTTCGTCATCCCGGATCACTGGCAGCGCTTCAGAGTCATCGACTACGGTCTGGATATGCTGGCAGGCTATTGGATCGCTGTCGATACCCAGGGCTATGCCTACGCCTACAAAGAGGTGTATGAGTCGAACCACATCATCAGCGCAGCAGCTAACCGCCTGAAGGAGATGACGCTCAAGAAGGAGCGCATCAACCTGTCCTATGGCCCGCCTGATCTCTGGAACCGACGCCAGGACACAGGCAAAAGCGCGGCGGAGATCTTCCAAGACAACGACGTCGTGCTGCAGAAGGCAGGCAACGACCGAATCGCTGGCTGGCTGGCCATGAAGGAATGGCTCGCACCATTCGAGACGCTGGACGAGCAGACAGGTGAGAAGACCACCATCGCCCGGCTCCGATTCTTCAGCAACTGCGTGAACGCGATCCGCACGATCCCGGCCGTGCTGAAGGATGAGAAGGACCCTAACGATGTGGCCATAGAGCCGCATGAGTTGACCCACGCACCGGATGCTATTCGGTATTTCTGCGTCATGCGGACGCTGCCGACCGTTGTCCCTGTACCGGAGCAGCAGCCGCTGCCGTTTCCGTTTCGCACGCAAGACATTTACGAGGGAGGTATACAAGAATGGTAATAGCAGATCACGTTGTCAAAGTGGCCAGTATGCTGGCGCTGCCTGACCTGGAGCCCGAGACCAAGCAGGCTATCAATCTATTTATCCGTGAGGCGCTTCAGCCCCCTGCACCGCAGCCGCATGGAACGCTCAACCCGTTCGAGGCTGCAGCTAGTCGGGTCTTAGGGCCTGACGTATTGCAGGAGTGGCTGGAAGGAAGTAAGGAGGGAGACAAGTAGATGGCAAAGAAGAAGGCACCTGAGCAGAGCCCCGAGTCGCTGCAGCTCGCATCGCTGCAGGATCAACGGTACGGCTATGGCAAGTCCTATCTAAAACAGGCGGGCTACCTCATCAACTGGCCAACGTATGAGCGCTTCAAGGCCGGGGATCAATGGCCGCCAGCAACGGCGCGAACCAAGAGCCTGCCGCGTCCGGTGTTCAACATCATCAGGTACATCCAGAACCACAAAGTCAGCACCGTGATGAATGAGAACATCAAGATGCTATTCTCTCCACTGGAGACGGTCAAAGGTCTGGAGCCCGATACCGAGCAGGACATCATCGACATGCAGCGCTCGCAGGATGCCGGGGAGAAGTTCACCCGGTACGCTGAGACAACCTGGGAGGAGATCAACCAGGACGAGCTTAACGAGGAAGCACTCGAGAGCGCGTCCAACCTGGGCACCGGGATCTGGCACTACTATTGGGACAAGGACCAGGTAGGCGGCAAGTTCCAGCCGTGGATCGGTAAGATGTGCGGGGAGAGCCTGGACCCGATTAACGTGTTCTTTGGCAACCCGCAGAGCCGCCGAGTACAAAAGCAGCCTTGGATCGTTATCAGCTCGAGGGAGCAGCTCTCGACGGTACGCGATGAAGCCAGGGCAAACGGCCTGAGTGAGATCCTGGTCCAGGAGATCAAGCCAGACAAGGAAGTCCAGGACGAGGGCTACGACCGCGCCAAGATCGAGGTGGATGGCAGCGAAAAGGTGACGCTGCTCACGATGTACTGGAAGGAACAGGGGCGCGTATTCTTCGCAAGCGCTGCTGCAGGTAAGCCAGTCAAGCCGAAGACGAACACGGGCTTCAAGCTGTACCCGCTCGAGGTCATGCAATGGGAACGCCGCAAGAAGTCGATTCACGGCATCGGCGACACGGAGAGCCTCATCGCTAACCAGAAGTCCATTAACCTGCTGATGGCCATGCAGATGATGTCGGTGCAGCTCACGGGCTGGCCGAAAGCGCTGGTTAACCCGGCATTCGTGGACCCTAATACGCTCAACAATGATCCAGGGCAACCGATCATAGACAACTCGCCTGCAGGCCAAGACGGCGTGAAGTACCTGACACCTGGACCGATTAGCGGATTGGCTGCAAACCTGGTCGAGAGCTTTATGGAGCACACCCGGACACTCTCATCTGCCCAGGACGCATCGACGGGAGACGTCGGCGGCTCGCAGCTCAACGCGTCGGCCATCATGCTGCTGCAGAAAGCTGCAGGCGTGCCGATTGAGTCCATCAAGAAGCGGTTCTATCGGGCGATGGAAGGGATCGGCCGCATCTGGGAGGAGTTCTACAAGGTCAAGTACAACACGACGCGCCTGGTCACGCTCAAAGACGAGAACGGCGACGAGTACGCGGATTACTTCAACGGTTCGGACTATGCGGACGTGGATCTGCATCTGAAGATCGACATCGGCCCGAGCTCGCAATACTCGGAGCAGCTCATGATGTCTACCCTAGACAAGCTATTCGACAAGGGCGCCATCACGACAGAGATGTACCTGGAGAACGCGCCTAGTACGGTCGTACCGTTCCGGGATAAGCTGATCAAGCAGCTTCAAGAGAAGCAATCCCAGGACGCAGCTATGCAGCAGCAAATGATGCAGCAGCAGGCCGCAATGCAACAGCAACAGCCAGTAGGACCAGATCCGCAGCAGCAATTCCAGGAGCAGCAGGCCCTCAAGCAGCAGGACCACCAGAACGCGGTCGAGCTGGAGCGGGTGAAAGGTGAGCAGCGGATCAAAGAGAAGGAAGTCCAGGTAAAAGCAGCTAAAGACAGAGGTGGAAAGGGGCGGTAAAAGTTGCCGTATGTGTCCTCTAAGCCCATCGGGCTGAGTAATGGCGATGAAATCACGGATTTTATCAACGTAGCCGAGACAACGACAACAGCCTGGGCCTACCCGGCCCAGCAGAACCGCTTAAACTTCACGAATAAAGGCACACAGCCGATCACGCTAACGGTCGGCGCCGTCAATGTGGTTGTGCAGCCACGGGAAACGGTGGAATATACACTCGACTTCACCACGTTCGGCACGAGATCGGCCGGACAAACCCAAGAGTTCTACGCCAGGGCCACGGCTTTCGGCAATAGCGGCAACAATGGCAACGGGAACGGCAATTACAAGGACCGGACCATGTATGTGGACGTCCGGGACTACGACGCAAAGGGCGACGGCGTAACGGATGACACGGCAGCGATCCAGGCGGCGATCAATGCCTGCTTAGGCAAGCGCAAGGTGTACGTACCAAGTGGTAAATACCGCTTCACTGGCACGCTGACCACGGCAGGCTGTCGCGGTATCGTGGGTGAGGCCCCGTTCACCGAGACAGGTGAGGAGGGCACGCTGCTCTACTTCGACCCCCCATCCATCACTAGCGACCTGATGCCAGCGCTCCACGTTAACAACACGGCCTATAATGGCGCTGTGTTCGAAGACTTCTCTGTCTACGGTACGAATGACTACCCGACGAGCTCCTTCTCGACCTGGAACAAGGCGTACTTTGACGCGCAGGATTATCGGATGTTCCCAACCGGGGCAGTAGGTATCTATGTTTCAGGCAGCAGCAAGCCGATTTTCCGGAATATCACGACAAAGAACATCAAAATCGGCACGGTACTAGACGGCCTCAACGGGCACTGGTCCAGCTATGACTGTAACTGGGCCGGGATGTTCGGGATCTACGTCCGCACCAACGCCTGGGACTACTTCCTGCAAGGTGGAGGCATCTCGGGCACGTTCGCGGGTATCCTGCTGGGCTGTCGGCTGTATGTCGGCTATAGCGGGGGCGCTGGCTTCCTG